TTCTCCTTTTAAATGTGCATTTTTAATCTTGTCGGCTTTGGTCTGTTGGTTATCTTGTTCATTGGTGGGTTCTCGGTTTGATACATCTGCCAAGCGATAGCTAAACTCATTACAAGGTCATCATGTGAGCCTTGTTCTGCTTGGGCTTTCCAACTGCTTGATGTTTGGCTGACGATGAATGCAAACATTTCATTGATTGTGGGTTTGTCATAAATTGTAATAAGTTTGTTATCGATACATTCTTTAAGCATTGAGAGCATAGTAGGTCGGGTAGCAGAACTCGTAGTCCATCCAAGTTTGACTCCGTCCTCGACACCCTGCGTTGTTGCCATTCCATTTCTTTCGATGTAAATCGTATACTTCCCGTTCCTGTTAAGAGTGGCCAACCGTTCGATTTCAGCGACTCCTCCGTTGTTTCGTTCAAATGCAACCACTGGCTTGACTTTTGTTTCATCATAAATCCTTTCAAGTTCGCTATGTATCTTAGGTGTCATCTCAGTTGCTAAGACTTTGGAGTGAAAGACAGTAGGTATGTCTAGGTTGGTTTTGGATAGGAATTGAGCGCAAGAGTAGTCAGTACCGCCCCATGATGTATCTACGCCTACTACAATGAACTCACCTTTTTGGTAGGGTCGGTATCTACGAAACATCTGTGTCCACCCCATAAATAGTTACCGTGTTCACGCCTACCCAATCTATTTCTTTACTATTATCGGGTTCATATCGTTTAGAGTATGATTTTTTAGTCTTAGTTGGTACTGTGCCGTTTTTTTTCGCACCGTCTTTCTCGGATAATACTATTGATGATATATCTGGTCTAATATCAGAGCTAGTATCTTTTGTTCTGTGTATAGTGTATGCGTTGCCGTATGACCAGTTATTAGTAATGTGCAACCTAAATAGCAAATATGTCCACCGTATATACAATTTATTGAATTGGTACTTTTTATACATTGATAGGCTCTTTCGTTTGGGCTAGATACCACCTTAGAGAATCTGTATTGAAATAAAGCTCGCCACTGGTAATAAATGCAATTTCAGGTGTGGAGGGGTGTTCCTGGTCAAATAATCTGCCTAGTCGTTTGCGTTCGCTTTCTATGAACTCAGGAGGATAAAACCCATGAGATGTATAGAAGTGAGGTGTAAAGCCTGTTTCACCTAGTACTGACTCGTCCCAGAACTCTTTAAACTCTCCGAATCCATTAGCTGTTGTTTCTATAACAAATCTTCCGGTAGGAGTTAGGGCTGTTCCTGCTGAGGCGTGTAGCTTTCTAAAATGTTTATAAAAGGCAGCTTCACTCATGTGTAGGTTAGTGATTGTTTTACTTCTACCAAACTCTGTATTCTCGGCTGTACCTATGATGTAACGAGCGTTATTAAAAGCGTTTTGTAATTCATATTTAGAATTGTATTTAAGAGGTACTTTGACGTTATTCTTTTCTTCAAAGCTTTTGATGTATTGTTTAACTCTAGCTAGTAGGTCTTGAGAGTTATCGGCTATATCAGCTAAAACAACAGATAGGGAATTGTCGGTAAATATAAAGTCTTTAGTAAATGCACCAAGTATGAAAGAGGAGAAACCCATCTGTCTACCTTTTAAGATAATATCTTTACCTGTTGCATCTGCTACAAACTTCTTCTGCATAGCATTTAACTCAAAGGGTACTTCTTTAGAGTTCTTATCTATAATCTTTAAGTTGTCCTCTATAAAGAGTGCTGATTTCTCATAGGGACTATTCTGCATACTTGTCCTTAGCTTGGACTACCATTTGACCAAAGTTGTTTATAGTACTGTTAGCATTGCTATCACTTTTTGTAACGCCAGCCCTGTCTAGTACTGAATCGCTTGCAGATTTGGCTATTTTTTCGTTATCACTATCAATTAGGTTTAATAGCTTTCGTGCTGCTCTAGGCGCTCCCATAGTAAGCTCTAGTAAAGCGTTCTCTTTTAATTGGAGTATTTTATCTTTAAGTTCGTACTTTACTATGCGTTCATGCACTTGCTTTCTACTAATTCCTAATTGGTCTGCCGCTTCCTGGATTGTTTCACTTGATGTAACTGCTATAAGGGTTTCTGCTGCTAGTATTTCAGGGCTTTTGGTAACTAAGTTTCGGGTTACAGTTGGTTTAACTTTTTTGTCGGCCATCTCGTAAGCCTTTCTGATAAGATAATTCGCAAATACCAGCTATGATGTCTGCGTAAGCATCTCGTCTAGTTCCACCTCTAAGATAAACTGCTAGGGCTTCTTTGGCTCTTGTCCTGTAGAAGTCTTTGTCCATCTTTGGTTCTATGATTTCTATTTCAGGCATCTTTAACATCCTCGTGAGAAGGCTCATCTGTATAGCCACCATCTGTTGCGATAATAGAAGCACCTTTTTGATTTAGTTTGATTAGTTTCATGTTCTCCTCTTGTTTATAGACAGAACGAAACAGGAGTATATAAAATCAAAGTTATACGGGTTTAATATTAAAACTCCTGAATCGTACTGGTTGTAAAGTCCGGTGGGGAGTCTTGGGTTTTAAAGTTTTTGTTTTAGAGCTTACGATTTTCGTGCTTATATGGTGGAAAAACCTATAAATGAGATATTAAACCCAAGAAACCAAAGAGGTATTGTGAATACCCCTATTATATCAACTGTAAAAGCTTATGCTCAACTGTTTTCTATAACATATTCGATTCAGTAACTATTCAGTTCGGGTTCAGTAGACTATTCAGTTATATTTATTTTATGCTATGAAATTTCTGATACGATTCTTCTAAGTCTTTGTCTACTAAATGTAAGTATTGTTGGGTTGAGATGATATTAGAGTGACCCATAAGTCTTTGAAGGGTGTATATATGACAGCCGTTATTTAGAAGATTAGTAGCGTATGAGTGTCTTAATGAATGAGGGTGTACTCTTTTACCAAATGGTTTTGAAAGTAATCTAAAAGCTTCTCTTATCTTGCATGGGTCTATTCTATTACCCTCAGTTGAAACAAACAGGGCAGGGTTAGAGTCATTCCTTAGTTTAAGATACATTTTAATAAGCTCTCGACTTCGTTGGTCTATAAAGATTATTCTATGTTTCTTATTTTTTCCGATAATTGAAACTGAGTTAGTTCTAATATCTTCTATGTTTAATTTAGCTAGTTCAGCAATCCTTAACCCCGAAGAATAAAGAGTTGAGATAATAGCTCCGTTTCTTAACCTGCATTCCTCAGACCGTCCGGGTCGTTTTCTTAGAGCTTCCTTAATAAACTTCTCTACTTCTTTAGGTGTAAGCCATTCTGGGTTCTTATCGTCTTTAGGAGGGGAGTGTACTAAATCAGGTGAAAGACAGTCAGCACCTTTTGCTCGATGATACCTTAGAACTTTCCTTAGTTTCTCCGTATAACCACGAATAGTGTTAGCTGATTTACCTTGTCTTAAATTAGACTGTTGCCAACTTATAATAAATGTCTGATCTAAGTCTTTTAATAGAATCTCCTGGGCTTTTAAAGACTGCATAGCACAACGAAACTGCTTCACAGTCGCTTGACTCTGGTAGGGTGCTACATAAATAGCTATATACTCCAAAAATGCTTCTGATAGCTTCAAAAGTTTGTACCTCATTGTTACAGGTGTCCCAAGTAGTTTGAATTTTATCAGCGGTTTCTTCGCTGAGTTTCATAGGTACTGAAAATTTTATCATATTCTCCACATTCTTTTAAGTTTATTCTCAGCCACGACAAAAAGACCCCTGTTTTTTCTTAGCTAGCGCTAGAGGTCACCTAACAGCAAACTGACTCCAGAATAAGTACTTTAGCTATTCTTGAACCAGTAGGTTGAGGGGTTGCCTTGAGCTTGTTTCTAATTTGTTAAGTAGAACTTTTACTCTCGTCACCCATGTTTGTTAATTTTCTAGGGTTTTGTTTTAACAGTTTTTACCCATCTTTTTCCTGCCAATGACTATTCCGTCACCAGCCCGTAATGCGCTTACGGGTGCGTAGTGCCTACTTGTGGCCTAGTGTTAGCTAGGTGTGTGCTAGGTTGTTTTAAATCCCCTAGTGGGTAGTATGCGACCCTGCCTAGATTTTTAGAGAGAAACGACAAAAAGCCCTTTTTGCTCTCGCATTAGGGCTTGAACGGACAATTCACCTACTATTATACCAAAGTTGAGAAAAGAATCAAGATACTAAAAGAAGCAGGTACGGAATCGAACTTTCAACGGAACGAAAAGACCTGCTTCAAGGTATATATTATACCAAAATGCCTGTGGATAACAACCCCAAAAAACCAATTGACATAAGCTTAAAGAAAGAGTATTATAGGGGTAACGTAAAGAAACAAAAACTCTTTACGGAATCGAACTTTCAACAATTAAAGTGCTATTATAGAACCACACAGGTTCGTCTGCGCTGTTTACAAAACAGC